GGTGTTGATAGTGACGGTGACACTCAGATTGACATTTATCCAATTCCTGACAAAGAGTACACCATTCGGTTTAACTGTGTCAAAAGAACGGGCGACTTGTCCGCTAACGATGACCGACTTACAGTACCTAGTATGCCCGTGTTACACTTAGCTATTGCTTTGTTAGCCCGTGAACGTGGGGAGACTGGAGGTACGTCTGCTCCTGAATACTTTAAGATTGCTGAGAACTATATGTCTGACGCTATTGCCTTAGACGCTCAGAAGCATCCAGAAGAAACAATCTTCTATACCCCTTGAGGTAAACTATGGCACAACAACTTAACAGTATTAATCTTGTTGCACCGGCCTTTAAGGGAATCAATACAGAAGATTCTCCGTTGCAGCAAGACCCTTCGTTTGCAGAAATTGCAGACAACGCTGTAATTGACAAGCGTGGACGTATTGCTGCACGTAAAGGCCATGACGTTGTTACAACAAACAAAACTGCATTAGGCACGGCTGCTCTTAGGGCTATTAAAGAATTTAAAGACGACGCTGGAAACACTAAAGTATTTTCTGTAGGCAACAATAAGATCCTTAGCGGTACTACAACTTTAGCTGATGAAACTCCCGGTAGTTATACAATTAATGCTGACAACTGGAAGATGGTCAACTTTAACGACAAGATTTATTTCTTTCAGCGTAGCTTCCAACCTTTAGTCTATGACAACGCAGGAGGCTCTGTAGTCACGCTCAGTAGCGTTTCTGGTGCAGCGGGTGTTACTAGTGCTATGTACGGTAACGAGGTCCTAGCGGCCTATGGAAGGCTCTGGACGGCTGACTTTGGTGCTGATAAGTCTACTATCTATTGGTCTGATCTTTTAATTGGTCACGACTGGTCTGGCGGTACTAGTGGCTCTATTGACATTTCTAAAGTATGGCCTGATGGTCACGACGAGATCGTAGCACTAGCGGCACACAACGGCGCTTTGATTATCTTTGGTAAACACAGTATTGTTGTTTATAATAATGCTCAAGCCCCAGCTACGATGGCCTTAGCAGATACTGTAGCAGGGGTTGGTTGTGTTGACAGAGACACTGTGCAGTACACAGGTACTGATGTATTATTCTTGTCACATACAGGGCTAAAGAGCTTTGGTAGGACAATACAAGAAAAGTCAATGCCTATTACTAGCTTATCTAACAACATTACTAAAGATATTATAAACCTGTTGCAAAATGAGATTTCTTTTTACAGAACTGTCTATAGTCCAGAAGAAGGTTTCTACTTACTAACCTTTGTAAATCAAAACGTAACCTACTGTTTTGACGTGAGGGGTACACTAGAAAACGGCTCTTATCGTGTTACTCGTTGGCCCGGTACTGGCTTTACGTCTTATGGTAGGCTTGAGAACGGTAAGCTGTACATAGGCACTACAGAGGGCATTAGCGAGTACACAGGTTACAGCGACAACGGAACAAAGTACAGGTTTAAGTACTACAGTCCGGGGTTGACCTTTGGTGACCCGTCTATGCTAAAAAGAGTCAAGAAGATCAGGCCAACACTGGTAGGCGCTAATAGTGCTACGGTGTTTCTTAAGTGGGCCTATGACTTCGACACATTCTACAGAACTGCAGAGTTTACTGTAGGCAACCAACAACCCGCTTTCTACAACGAGGGCGAGTTTAACGTGGCAGAGTTTACTGGTGGTGAACTAACGTCACGTAGAGCAGTTAACGCTACTGGTGGTGGCGGAGTTATCAACATAGGTCTGGAGGCAGACATTAATGGTTTTGCATTGTCTCTACAAGAAATTAACGTATTAGTTTTAAAAGGTAAAGTACTATGAGCAACTACAGTAAAACTACTGACTTTGCCGCTAAAGACAGTCTACCTTCTGGAGACAGCGGTAAAATCATTAAAGGCGCTGAGTTTGAGACGGAGTTTGACGCTATCTCTACAGCTATTGCTACGAAGGCAGACACAGCATCACCAACATTCACAGGGACAGTAACAATACCTGCATTGACATTTAACGGTACGCTGTCAACAGGAACTATTGATGGAGGTACTTACTAATGGCTGAAGGATATTCATCAGAATCTATCGACGACATGATAGACGATTCTCAAACAGAAGGGTTTGCTAATCCGACTGGAGGCTTCTTTGACTTTCTAGGCGGCCTTAGTGACTACATATCTCAGCCCGGTGTTTTACTCCCCGGTCTTCTTGGTGGTCTGCTTACAGGAGAATCTTACGGTCGTCTTAGTGACATAGGATCGCAAGCTAGAACCGCTGCTGACGCACTAGCACAACAACAACTAGAGCAAACTCAGTTCAAACCGTTTACTGTGGCTACTGCTACTGGTGGACAGTTTGGTACTCAAGTTGATCCTGCTACTGGTCAGTTTATGACAAGTATGCAGTTGTCTCCTCAAGAACAAGCCATGCAACAACAGTTGTTTGGGGGTGCTGGTCAGTTCTTTGGTGGCGCTACTGCTGATCCTGCGGTTCGTGAACAAGAGATCTACGATCAGATTAGAGCAGCTACTTCTCCTCAAGAACGTATGGAACGTCTAGGTCTTGAAGAACGTCTAGCGGCACAAGGACGCCTTGGTGTACGTACTTCACAGTTTGGTGGAACTCCTGAGCAACTTGCTATGGAAACCGCACAACAACAGGCTATGGCCCAAGCTAGACTAGGCGCTGCACAACAGTCACGTCAAGAGCAAATGCAACAAGCACAGCTTGGACAACAGTTCTTAGGTGCTGGTTATGTTCCTCAGACACAGCTTCTTGCGGCTACACAGCCTTCTCAACAGCTTGCTGGTTTGCAGAACCTTCTTCAACGTCAGGGTGCTAACTTGTTTGGTGAAGCTACTATGTCTGGTCTTGAGTCACAGTTGATATCAGAACAAGCTAGAGCAAATCTCTTGGGTCAAATTGGATCAGGACTATTGACTGGTGCGTTTACACCACAGCAGTCTAACCCTTATGCTGGTTTGTTTTCGCAACTTTCTCAGTTTTTCCCCGGAGGTAAATAATGGCTAAGTACTCACAAGAATTTCTAAGGGCTATGGCCAACCCTGCAATGGGTCAGGGGTTGTTTACTGCTGCACAACAAGCGGCAAAACTTCCGGGTCAGTTACAGCAAATGAAACAGACTCAACAAATGCGTCAGCAGGTAGCTAAAATTGATACAAACTCGCCCCAAGGTCTTCTTCAGTTAGCTCAGTTTTACCGTCAACAAGGCGACATTGAAAATGCTGTAAAGTATGAACAAGCAGCACGTCAGTTAGGAGCGCAGGTTACGGCGCAAACAGACTTTAATACGCGTAAAACAAATCTAGCTGCTGCGGCTACTTCTTTGGGAATGTCTAGTCTAGCTACGCGTATTGAAGGTGTAACAGATAAAGAAGAGCTTAAAGACATTGCTAAAGAAATTCGTAAGACAGAGCTTGATCGTCAACCTACGCAAAATCCTTTAGTACGTAGACGAATGGCTAACGCTGCTGGTATATCACCTGCTTTATTTGACGAGCTTAAGTTAGGAACAGTTCGTGACAGCGTCTTTAATGATTACATTTCAGGTGAAAAAGGAAAGCTTGAGCCTTATATAAAAGACGACAAAGTTAGTTTATTCCGTGTTAACGAAGCTGGGCGCGTGTGGGACAATGACCAACAAAAGTGGGTAGACAGTAGTACGTTAGGATTACAAGAGGCACCTCCTCAGGTACAACGTGTAGAAACTATTGCCTCAGGTATGGCGGATGAACTAACTAAAGTAGGTGCTAAACGCTTTGCTGAAGCACATGACAACGCCAGACTTGCGGCAGACGCCCTTGGGTCAGTTAACCGCACACTACCAACAATTGACAATATGTTTACAGGTGCTGGTGCAGAACTTAAATTAAACATTGCTAGATACGCTCGTGCCTTTGGTGTTGACGTTGTTGATCCTTCTACTATTGCTGATACAGAGTCTTATATTGCAGAGTCAGGTAGACGCGTAGCGCAATACATAACTAACTTAGGTGCTGGTACGGGTTTATCAGATGCTGACCGTGAGTATGCGCAAAAAGTAGTAGCAGGTAACATTACTGTTGACAGTGAAGCACTAAAGCGTCTTTTAGGTGTAATCAAAGCTAGCTCACAACGCACCATTAAAAATTATAGAAGCCTTAGAACTAGTGTAGAAAAAGAATTAGGCGAGGCCAACAAAGGTTCTTTAGCGCTTTACGGTAATATTTTTGTAGATGAAGGCCCTACTCCAACGCCTACCGGAGCAGGTCTTTCAGAAGCCGCTAGAAGTTATTTACAATAAGAGGTATTTATGCAATACACTCAAGAACAGTATAAAGCTGCTATTGACCGTGCGCTAGCTGCAGGAGACCAACAATCAGCTAATGAATTAGCTACACAAGCTGCCGAAATGTTTGGACCTATGAAACAACCACAGCAAGCGTTTGCTCCTGAAATGGCTGCTAGAGAAACACTAGGGCGTGAGGTAGAGCAGTTTGGACCTGAGTTTCAGCGCAGAGCCGGTAGAATTGTAGGTCAAGAATTAGACCCAACAGACATACCTAAAGTAGCTGGTGTTGCTGTATCTCAAGCCGCTAGAGCAGGTGGTGCCGTACTTAGTAGTTATATAGGCGGGATGTTACCACAGTCAGTTAAAGAAGGTGCTGAAGATTTGTTTGCTCAGGTTCAAAATACTGAGGCTTTTAAAACAGCCGCTAGTGCCGCATCTAAGGGCTATGAGTTTTATAAGGACTGGGCGTCTAAAAACCCAGCAAACGCTGAAAAGTTTGAAACCGCTGTTGATGTACAAGCGGTGTTTAGCCCACGTCCTGACATGCCTGACATTGGTTTGCCTGAAAGTCTTGTCCAAGGCGCACAAAAGGCATCTCGTGAGGCAATTAGAGAAGACAGAGTAAAGGGCACGACTAAATTGGTCGAGCCAGAAATGTTACCCGGAGACGCTGTAGCAGAAGAAGTAGGCTTCCTTCGTAGACGAGAGTGGCAACCCAATGCTAGAGACCAAAACGTCATTGAAACACTGGCTGACATAAAAGAGATAAACCCTAAGCGTTCCTATACGTACAACTACCGTGTCGTACAGAAAGACATTTCGTCCTCTGCACAAGCCGTAGACAACATGATTATAGCTCAGAACAAAGCCATTGACACTGACGTGCTAACAGAAGACCTACTTGGGGCAATAGTTGAGTTTAAACAAGACCCTGTGTTTCGTATAGCTACAGGGGACGCACAAAAGATTGCCGCTGAGCTGGGGGAGATTGCTTTAGAACTGGTGCAAAAACACGGTACAGACCTTAACGGCGTACTTAAGGCGCGGCGTGAGTTTGACTTTGCGTTACGCAGAGCTTCTTCTACTGTGCTTGACGCACAGTCCGCCTCTGGTAGAGCACTGGCCGCTAAAGCTATTCGTAACGTTCTTAACAACACGCTTAAGACAAACACTAGAGGTGAAAAACTACATAACCTTTTGGACCGTCAACACAACTCTTTTTTAGCCTTAGACGCGATGACCAACAAACGCGCAAAAGAGTTAGGTAATATGTTGGCTAGGGGTTTTGATAGAGCTAAGGACGTAGCGGATCTGCCTTCGACACCCCTTGCGTTAACTGCCACTACTTCTGCTGGTGTGGCTGCTTTAGGAGGGGCCGGAGCTGCTCTAGGTACTGCTGCTGCGGGACTAGGTATCTATGGTACGTACCTTGCGATGAAACCTAAGAGACGACTTAAAGCTTATGCAGAACTTTTGTCAGGCATGGACAAAGCAATAAGAAACATAGACGAAGCTTATTTGCTTAAGCAGTTTGAGATGGACAGAGCACTTCTTGTAGATCTCATTGACCAGACACGAGAGGAAGCTAAAGAAGATGAGTGACTTTCAAAAATTACGTAGGGAAATGAAGGCCGCAACTCGTGCTCGTGAAGCACAGATGAGCAGGGAAAACAGAGCTTCTATTTCTCCTGCTAAAGGCGTAAGAGCAGTAGCAAGTAATATTGCAGAGGACTTTAGAGCAGGACAAGATAAATACCAAGCCTCTCAGGAAGAGTTATTTAGACCTAGAGAGTCCTTGTTTTCTGGAGAAACAGCAGCAGACATTGGTTATGGTACGCTTAATGAGTTAGCTGGTATGACACAGATGGCTACTTCTCCTATTACTGGCGCTCTTCGCTCAGTACTCCCTATGGAAACTATAGGTAGCGCGGTTTCTTCTGTGACTCCTGATAGAGTAAAACAACTTGCTGAAGACTACCCTAGACAAGCACAAGCTCTTGGAAACATTGCAGAAATTGCTTTACCAAAAGTAGGACTAGAGCTAGGAAAAACAGGGTTGACAAACCTAGCAATGAACACGCCTACGGAAATACGCGGTTTTTACTCTCCTGTGGGACCAGTAGGACAAGCATACGCAGCCGCTAAAGTGGCAGTACCGCAGGTGGGGAGAGTTTTAAACCAAATGGTAAACCCTAACGAGATTGCCAGAACAAGACAAGTTGGCACAGGAAAAGGACGTAGAAATGAATACGTTACTAGGGCACTCGAAGGAGACGTAAACAAAACTAGAGGAAATGCTTTAGCCTCTGGTTTTATGGACACTCAAATGCGAAATATGACTGAGCGTCCAGATTCTGTCTTTGGGCAGTCCCGTGAAATGCAGAAGTACACTCAGGACTACTTTGATCTTTCAGACACAAACAGAATAAAACAGAACTTAACTACTACGTCTAACGTCCCTGAGATTATTCTTGATAGGGCTGTAAACCACCTGAAGGCAATACACGGCGTTAGTGACGCACCCGGAGCCACCTCTTTAGTAGTAAGGCGTAGGGGTTCAGGAGAAGGGTTACAGGGTGAAGCAAGAGGTACTGCTACTACAGCTAACAACATGCTTAAGTTTTTGAGAGGAACAGGCGGTGTCTACGGTCAAATGGAGAAGGTGTTTCCTGACCTTTCAAAACAAGAACGACTAAGTAAGCTTGGGGGCATTGCTAACGCTGCTGACAGAAACGCAATGATAAAAGCCTCAGGAGACAACTTAGATCCTTTCACAATAAAAAACAAAGACGGTAGTTTTAAAGGCTCTTCGTTTCTTGTTTCTCAGTACCTAAGAGCAAAGCAGAAGCCAAAAGGAAAGCTAACAAACGCAGACAAAGAACTAGTCAAGTACTTTGATAATGCAAAAGACATGAGAGTAAACGAAGTTTCTGACGGTGTTTATGCTATGTCTAGTAGCCACAGGTCTACTGCTCAGGACTTGGGCGGTATGAATGATTTCATCGCTGTAGATACTAACGCAAATAAAGTATACAGCATGACTTCTGACGGACACGACATGATGGGAATGGGTTTCCCCGAAGGCAATGATCTTATTAACGTACTACCTATTGAAGTCTTCGGTCTTGGCTCAGGTAAATCACAGAGAGTTAAGAAGCAAGAAGTAGTAGGAGACCCTGACATCTCAGCTATCGAAAGGCTTACCGGTGTTAAGGCTAAACGTGGGCCTCAGGGTGGAATGCTTGAGTCAGGCCCTCAGTACCAAGCAAGGGCAGTACGTGATGTAAAGGCCATGAGAACACCTGAAGACGTAAGAGAGGCTGCTACTAATATAGGTCGTATGGGTATGTTCGGTGCTGCTTTAGCCCCAGAAGAAGAAAAGGGGCGCTAAGGCCCCCTATAGTTTACAACTCGCAGTTATTGCCTGTACAAGCCAACTGCTGTGACCCTTCCGTCATGTCAGAGTTCTCAGAGATGTTCCAATCAATCGTCTCTGGGAATTCCTCCTTAAGCTTCTCATAGGTCTCTAAGTCTATGGGTTCGTAAGGAGCCTGTTGGTACGTATGTTCGGAATAAGGGAGGAACGATACTCCACTAATCTTGTCGAAC